TTGAAATGAGTGCAAACATTCAGTTTTATGACAACATGAGTACAGCAGAAATTCAAGAAATCTTAGTTAAGAGTGCGAACGATTTAATTACATTAGAAAATCCAAACTATCAGTTTGTTGCGGCACGTTTATTATTATACCCAATTTATAAAGAGTCATTTGGTCAATACAATCCTATTCCTTTAATCGATGTAATCAAACGTAATATTGACCGTGGTGTATATGATAGTGCTATACTAGAAAAATATACAGAAGAAGAACTTTCAACCTTAAACAAATACATTAAGCATAAACGTGATGAGAACTTTACGTATGCAGGACTTCGTCAAGTAGTTGACAAGTATCTTGTACAGGACAGAAGCAGTGGTGACATTTATGAATCTCCACAAATGATGTACATGATGATTGCGGCAACATTGTTTGCAGAGTATCCAGCACAGTCACGTATGCAATATGTAAGGAGATACTATGATGCGACCTCCCTTTTTAAAATCAATATCCCAACGCCCGTTATGGCCGGCGTCCGTACACCTCTTAGACAATTTGCTTCTTGCGTACTTGTTGATAGCGATGATACCCTTAATTCCATTTTTAGTTCTGATATGGCTATTGGGCGTTATACTGCACAAAGAGCAGGGATAGGAATTAACGCAGGACGTATTAGAGCAGTAAACAGTAAAATTAGAGGTGGGGAAGTAGCACACACAGGTGTTGTCCCGTTCCTAAAAAAGTTTGAAGCAACAGTACGTTGTTGTACACAAAATGGTGTACGTGGTGGTAGTGCAACTACACACTTTCCAATATGGCATTACGAAATTGAAGACATTCTTGTACTAAAGAATAACAAAGGTACAGAGGACAATAGAGTACGTAAGTTAGATTATTCAATTCAACTTAATAAATTAATGTATGAAAGATTGTTATCCGGTGGCGATATAACTTTATTCTCACCACATGAAGTACCAGACTTGTATGAAGCATTTTATGCTGATCAAGAAAAGTTTACAGAGTTATACACAAAGTATGAACGTAGTAAGACACTACGCACTAAAACAATTTCAGCAATGGATTTATTTTCTGCATTAATTAAAGAACGTGCAGAAACAGGACGTATCTATATTATGAACGTTGACCATGCTAACACTCACAGTTCATTTAAAGACACAGTTTACATGAGTAACTTGTGCCAAGAGATTACATTACCAACTAAGCCACTACAACACATTGATGATCCAGACGGTGAAATTGCATTGTGTATCCTTAGTGCTATTAACGTAGGTAAACTTAGTAACTTAGACGAACTAGAAGATTTATGTGATATGGCAGTAAGAGCATTAGATGAAATTATTGACTATCAAAAGTATCCAATCTTAGCCGCTGAAAAAAGCACTAAAGCAAGACGTAGTTTAGGTGTAGGTTATATTGGACTAGCACATTACCTAGCTAAGAATCAAGTTAAGTATAGCGACAAGAAAGCATTAACTAAAGTACACGAACTATCAGAAGCATTTCAATACTACTTGTTAAAAGCATCAAACAATTTAGCCGTAGAAAAAGGTAAGTGTGAGTACTTTGACCGTACTAAATACAGCGATGGGATTCTACCTATTGACACTTATAAGAAAGAATTGGATGAAGTATGCAATATAAAGTTAAAGTATGATTGGGAGACTCTTAGATCAGCCATTGTTAAGGACGGGTTACGGCACAGTACATTGTCCGCACAAATGCCTTCAGAGAGCAGTTCCATTGTGTCGAACGCTACCAACGGAGTTGAACCACCTAGAGGATTCTTGTCCGTTAAGAAAAGCAAAAAAGGGCCTCTTAAACAGATTGTTCCGCAGTATACTACACTAAAGAATCACTATACATTGCTATGGGATATGCCAAGCAATGAAGGATATATAAATATCGTTGCTGTAATGCAAAAGTTTTTCGATCAAGCAATTAGCGGAAACTGGAGTTACAACCCTACGCACTTTGAAAACAATGAAGTGCCAATGAGTGTGATGTTACAAGATATGTTAACAACATACAAATTAGGTTGGAAAACAGCATACTACCAGAATACATACGACTTTAAGTCTGATCCTAGCGATCTAGAGGACGATGTCGTTAAACTAGAAAGCCCACTTAACGGCTTTGAACCACAGATTGGACGTGCAGAATTTAACGGCACAGATGATGAGTACGAAGAATATTGCGATAGTTGTGCAATATAGTACTTGACAAACACATAAGACTAGTGTATATTATAAATACGCTATTAGAGGAAACAGAGAAACATGGCAAAGACAGTATTTAATCGTGAACAAGTAGACTTCACAAAACAACATATGTTCTTCGGAGCAGATCAAAACACACAGAGATACGATACATTTCGTTTCCCTGTATTTGACAAACTTAATCAAACAATGCTTGGTTACTTTTGGCGACCTGAAGAAGTATCGTTACAAAAAGATAGAGCTGACTTCCAGAACTTTCGTCCAGAAGAAAAACATATTTTTACAAGTAACCTAAAGTATCAAACACTACTTGATAGTGTACAAGGAAGAGGACCATGTCTTGCTTTCTTGCCTCATGTATCTTTACCAGAACTAGAAGGTTGTATTGTTACTTGGGACTTCTTTGAAACTATTCACTCACGTAGTTATACACACATTATGAAGAATGTGTATCCTAACCCAAGTGAAGTATTAGATCATATTTTAAATGACGATGAAATTATTAAACGTGCAATTAGTGTAACTAAAAACTATGATGCGTTTACAGGTGCGGCAGACGCATTCATTCATCGCAAAGAAGGAACCATGCGTGACGTTAAGAAAAAAATGTTCCTTGCTATGATGAACGTAAACATCTTAGAAGGCTTACGTTTTTATGTTTCGTTTGCATGTACATTTGCATTTGGTGAGTTAAAGAAAATGGAAGGCTCAGCAAAGATTATTAGTCTTATTGCTCGTGACGAAAGTCAACACCTTGCACTAAGTTCACACGTTATTAAGAATTGGATGCGTGGTGATGACGATCCAGAGATGGCTAAGATTGCAAAAGAGTGTGAAGCAGAAGTTTATGAAATGTGGAAAGCATGTGTACACGAAGAAAAAGCATGGGCTAAACATTTAATGAAAGACGGATCAATTATTGGTCTTAACGAAAGACTGTTAGGCGATTACGTAGAGTACATTGCTAACCGTAGGCTTAAAGCATTAGGATACTCAACTATCTTTGATGCATCATCAACCCAAAACCCGCTACCGTGGACACAACATTGGCTATCTAGCTCAGGCTTGCAAGTTGCACCTCAAGAGACAGAAGTTGAAAGTTATATCATCGGTGGGATTAAACAAGACGTGTCAACAGACAGTCTAAAAGGATTTAAACTATAATGCAAAAGGCAGACAACAACACCACAGTAGTATATTCAAAACCGAATTGTACTTATTGTGTAAAAGCAAAACATCTATTAAAAAATAAAGGCGTAGAATTTATTGAAATGCTAATTGGCACAGATATTTCACCACAACAGTTAATGGAAGAGTTTGAAGTTAATAAACTTCCAGCACCAAGAACTGCTCCACAGATTATTTTCAAAGGTAAGTATATGGGTGGGTATCACGAATTAGAAAAACACTTTAATGAATCTGGAGAATAATATATGTTAATCGAAACACCTTATAAAAAAGACGACATTGTCACTATTAAACTTATGTCAGGCGAAGAACTTGTAGGTAAGTTTGAAAAAGAAGATGATAAGCAAATACAACTTCATCATCCATTGACACTAGTTGCTAGTGAAAAAGGCATTGGATTACAACAGTTCTTATTTACAGCAGAAGTAAATAGAAGCTATACTGTTAAGCATACTGCTATTTCTTTGTGTGTACCTACAGCAAAACAGTTTGCTGATGCATATCAAAAACAAACATCACCAATCATTAAAGCACCTGCCGGACTAGCCAGCATCATCAAATAGCAGATAAATACTTTGTAAGAGGAGTATTAATATGCCAGAGATGATTTATAGACGTATTCAAGATAATGGAAGTGTCGTTAACTTTAATGTTAACAAAGAAGGTACACCATTTATTATTACTACATACCTAGGAAAAGAAACAAGAGTTCATGGCTCACAAGCCGCACTTGATAAAAAGTTTGCGGGTGGAACACCTAAGTACGTTGATGACACAGTTGAAGTCAAAGCAGTAAAACTTGAAACAGCCTGTGACGCTACAATGGCAACTGCAACAGATGCCTGTGCAGTTATGGGTAGTATTGGATCGTTAGCATCTGATGTTGAAACAGCTATATCAGCCGCTGAGACAGAAGAAAAGATTAACACGTTACTAACTGAGTCTATGGACGTAGCAGGTGAAGCAACTGAAAAGATATCTGAAATCAATACTAACATTACAGACGCAACAAGTAAGACAGAAGAAGTTGAAGCTCTTATTGCTCGTTTAGAAGCAATAGAAGATGATGACGATACTCCAGATCCTCAACCTTACACAATCGCAAGAGAAGAATTAGAAACTGCCTTAGACAATTATATTAATGGAGTGTCTGAGACAATGAACAATCTAAATGAAGTACTAGGTGACGAAGCACCAGACGTTGGTCAAGAGATTAACGATGCGTGTGCAGTAGTATCAGAAAACATTGGAGCATGTCAAGGCGAGCTAAGTGCAATGGTTGCCGCAGTATCAACAGGTAACTGTAAAGGAATAACAACTGCACTACAGAATACAAAGTTTACACCTAGTGGACAAGCAGGTGAGATTAAAGAGAAAATGAAAAGCGATGTTCCGGCACAAACAAGAACGATACAATCAGATGGACAAATTGTTAATTGGAACATTGACAAGAAGAAACCATTCAGAGATGTTCAGTACAATGGAAAACTTACAAGAGTTTATGCTACAACAGCACAACTAGACAAAGCATTTCCTGAATCAATATTGGTAGCAGTATAATGAGTGCTATACCTAAAGTACAGTTAAAAGCTAACAGTCAACTTGTTAACTTCAATGTTAATACTAAGTTGAATAGTGCTATTAAAAATATAAACGGTGTAGACACAGAAGTGTTTGGTGATCCTTCAATGATTGCTGAACGGTTTCCTAATCTACCAGAAGCATCATTACCAGACTTTGGCATACCTGATCCAACAGCAGACTTACCTGTAATACCATCTTTGCCAGGTGACCTTATACCAGATTCAATTAAAAACTCTACTGCTGATAAATTAAAACTAGCTAAACTATCAACAACAAATGCTAGTGCTAAGATAGGTGGTTTGTTTACTAGCTTTGCTGGTTTAGATACAAGAAAGATATCTGAACTTGCATCATTAGGTGAACTAGAAGTAAAAATTAATAATGCTAAAATATTACTTGGTGATGTTCCTGCAACAGCAGAACCTAAGTCAACAGCAAAAAGCGACAAGCCTGCGAAGTCATTACAATTACAAGCTGGTGGCGGTATTGTTAACTTTAATGTTAATAAGAAACTACCGTACAAAGATGTTATGTATGACTACATGAGTGAAGGTTTAAAACTATACAGAATATACGGTGTACAAGCACAACTAGATGCAGAATTTCCAACAGGGGCGGCATAGATGGGACAAC